ATGACCTACTCTGCCGATTTTCGGAATAAGGTTGTCCAGCTATACAACAGTGGCACAAGTACCGCTGATCTCTGTGCCCAGTTCCATATTTCTCGCAGTATCTTATACCAATGGAGCGAAGAAGCAAAAGTTTCAAACATTTCTAAACGCGATCTTGCAACGCTTCAACGCCATGTTGCAACCTTGGAAAATGAAAATTCCATCTATCAAAAATCTCTTGCTGCTCTTGATTTGTCCATAGACAACAAGGTGCAAATTATTGATGCCTTAAAGTCAGAATACAGCTTCTACACACTTTGCCGTTTGCTGAATCTTTCAAAATCCACTTACATAAATAGACAGAAAAGTGCACTGATTGAAAAGCAACTAGATGTAGAAGATACGCTTTTGAAAGAAAAAATCACTATCATCTTCCAGAAAAGCGATTACCGTTTCGGTGCAAAAAAGATTCGCGCAAAATTGATGGAGCAAGGCTATACTGTTAGCACAAAACGTATTGTGCGGCTCATGAAAGAGCACGGATTAAAACGTAAACAAGCACTTCCAGAGAATGCTACTTTTCAGCGGCACTATACTTATCGTCCCAATCTCGTAAAGCAAAATTTTACCGTTGAAAAGCCAAACAGCATTTGGGTCAGTGACATCACCTATGTTAAGGTAAACACTTCTATCGCATATGTCTGTGTTATCATCGACCTATTTTCTCGAAAAGTCGTTTCACACGCCGTTGCCGAATTCGCCGATGCAGAACTCACGATCCACACATTCAAATTGGCCTATCAAAATCGGAACCATCCGCAAGGGTTAACATTTCATAGTGACCAAGGCGCGCAGTATACCGCATTCAGCTTTCGTCAACTACTTCTTGACTTTAATGTACACCAATCCTTTTCCGATATAGGCAATCCACTTGATAATGCTGTGGCGGAATCTTTCTTTGCTTCGCTTAAAAAAGAACAGTTCAAATTTCATTTTTATGAAACTGTCTCCGAATTAGAGGAAAGTCTATCAGAATATATTGATTTTTATAACGATTACCGACCGCATGAATGTCTTAAACAGCAAACCCCAAATCAATTTGAAGAATCATATCAGTAACAAAAATAAAGGCGAGAGTATCCGATACTGTCCGAAAATAACAGTACCAAATACCCTCGCCCTTTCATCCATGATAAGGTTAAAATCGGCCTCGGAACGGTTTTGTCCGGAATAATTAAAGGCGATCATTAAGTGATCATCGGACAGGTAGACCACTGAGACAAAGGTATCGATGACTTTACGCCGGAACTCCTGGCTCTGCAAGCTGCCGCCCTGGAACTGCTCCAGCCAATAGAGAATTTGCTCACGCTCCAGACGAACATGGCTCAGCTTCTCTAACTCAATAGCACGCTTCAAATCTTTCGCTTTGGTTTCCAGATCCAGCAGACGCTGTTTTGTGGTTGCAGTGATGATGCCTGCCTCGATGGCGCGCATTACATTGTCGGTGGCTTTCTGATTTTCTTCCAGTTCGGCGGTAAGAGCAGCCAGCTGCGACGAAGCAGCCTCCCGCTCCTGATATTCCATCACGGCATCTGTGATCCACTCCATCACGTCGGGCTGGAGAACATAGTCCAAGGCGGCTTTCACGACAACCTTTTCGATCCACTCGCGGGGAACGTTGGCTTTTTTACAAGCCCGCTCCCGCCGCCGCTTCTGACAGCCATAGTAGTAGTGAGATTCGCCATTCTTCGCGGTGCCGGAAAAGCCGACCATATAAGAACCACAGTGGGCACACTTCAGCTTCCCGGTCAGCAGATAATCCCCACCATCATGGTGGCGGCCCCGGACGCGGCGATTGGCGTTCATCCGCTCATTCGCGGCCAGGAATGTGCCCAGGTCGATGATCGCGGGCATTCCGCCCTCAATGCGGATATCGGAAAAGTGGTACACACCGATATAGGATTCATTTTTCAGCAGGACAAAACTGTTTTTATTCCAACGTCCGCCACGACTGGTTTTCAGGCCCTTATTGTTCAGCTCAGTGGCAATGTCTACAAAAGGCACGCCGGCAGCGGCTTTGCGGAAAATATCTCGGACGATCTCAGCGTTCGTCTCGTGAATCGCAAAGCGGCCATCCGGGCCCTTGCAGTAGCCGAAGGGGATAGAGCCGGAATTTACTTTGCAGTTCTCGGCATTGAAGCGCATCCCACGGCGAATGTTCTGAGCAAGAGATGCACTATAATACTCGGCAGAACCTTCCAGAACGGATTCCAGAAGGATACCCTCGGGGCCGTCCGGGATGGATTCCTTTGCATAGAGAACCCGGACACCAGCTTTTTTGAGCTTATATTTATAAGTGGCAGAATCGTAGCGATTGCGGGCGAAGCGGTCGATCTTCCAGCAGATCACGAAGGGCCAGTGGCCGTGGGCCGCATCCTTCAGCATCTGTTGGAACTGGGGCCGGTTATCGGTAGTGCCGGACAGATGCCGATCGGCGTAGATCTTCACGACCCGGAGACCGTTTTGCTGCGCAAAAAGTTCGCAGTCAGCCACCTGCTGCTCAATGGAACAGTCCCGCTGGGAATGGGAAGAGTAACGTGCATAGATCACCGCGTCCTGAATATCCGGGTCGGGTACAGAAGAAAATTTCTTTTTCATGGTTTTCCTCAGCTTGTGCGCTGAGCAGGATCATGGTACAATGAAATTGCTCAGCAGGTGTTTTCTTATCTTATGATTATTCTCCGACAGACAGATTCCCCATCTGGCCCCGGCGGCTCTATCGTACAGAGCTGCCGGGGATTCTTTTTACAATAAAAACGACCCCACCATGGTACGCATCGTTGAGAGGCGCGGCGGGGTCTGCAGTACGATTTTAATTGGTATGTTCTGAGGAGTCTGCCCCCAACTGCGCCCTTAGAAGCTCCATCATATTTACCATGGGAAGTATGATCTTACCGTTATTCAGGACGGTGGTAGAAATTGTTTCGATTTTACCCCGGGCGATACTATAGAGAGCGGTTGAACCATTCAGCCACAAGGATGCGGTGAAATCTTCATCTTTTGTGGATGCAGAAGTGCAAAACTCGCCGATCAATACGATATGATATTCCAGCTTGGCATCGGTGTTGTCCGGAACAGAATAACTTCCATCAAGGGTCAAACGAACCTTGCCCAGCTTTTCTGTTTCATCATCAGAAAGTGAAAGCTTGCTCACTGCCACCTTTACGTCTGTTTTCAAAACAGCATCATCGCCAATATCAAGCAAGTTGTTTGTAATGGTGCATTCTGTAATGAAACTGTTTTTATATTGGATGTTGGCCGAAAATTCATTGACATTCACGATGCGATCCCTCCCGGTGCCACTTTCTTGAAATCAATACGGAGCGCGTTTGAGAACTCGGTTTCCTCAGAAACAACGGTATGAATACTTTGCGAACGCACAGGAAAAAGCTGAACAGAGACAGATACTTCATCAAAAGTTAAGGGACACTGTACAGAAAGCTTGAGCGCATTTGCGATTTCCACTAAGGTGTCGATGGTGTAATTGCATTCGCCGCTTTCCCAGCGGGATACGAGGCTTTGTTTTACACCCATTTTTTCGGCAAGCTCTTTCTGGGACAAATTGAGCTGCTTGCGCGCCTCCCGGATGATCTGACTGAGTTCAATGTGAAGCGCGGTCTTAGCTGTTTCTACAACAGACATGCTCTGGGTCAGAGCTTCCACCAGATCAGTCAACGTTGCTTTGCAGGACATGTTCATCTCTCCTTTAACAATTCTTCTAAACGCTGCCTTGCGATTGGAGTATATGCTGAATAACTGGTTTTCTTTTTGCCTGCCCGTTCATAGAAAGCAGCCAATAAGTAAAGGTGCCCCTCCTGATAAACGAACAGGATCCGAACGTTGGATGACGTAAATGGAAAACGCATCGAACAGAGCGGAGCTTCTCCGGCGAGGTGCTCCATGGGAGCTCCTTTCCCTTTGATCGCATCATCTCCGTATGAGTTCAGATTGAAAAGATACTCTTCCAGCTTTGACAGGAACTGCCCTTCGACACCTGCGCCTTTCAGGACCGCAAGCAGCTCGCTGATCACGGCGGAATGCAAGGTTATCATACTCTCGTATTTTGAAAACAGTTCAATCAACAACCGCAAAAATCGATCTTTGTTCAGAAAAATCACTTCCTCCAATATGAATTATATCACTTAAAAGTTATATTTTCAATAGAACGCTCCACAAAAGACGTGAAAAGCCCCGCCATGATACGAGTGGATGCTCATATCCCTACCGGCCAGCCCGGCGGGGGTGTTGTTTTGCCCCGCTGGTGTTGCCCCACTGGCGGGGTTGTTTTTGTATCATCCTAAATAGTCGTCTAATAAAAGAGCTAATTCGTCAGAAGCACCCTCATCATAGCCATCGCTATAACCTTCGCTGTAACCGTATTCTTTCCCGGCAACATAGCCATCATCCCGGCCATCGTGATAGCCTTTTTTGTAACCCTTGGAAGATGCATCGCTTTCGGCTTTTTTGAGTTTCTGAATATAAGGTGAATTAGGAACAAGATCTTCAGACAAATAGCCACCACCGGCAAGATAACCAATCAAAACGCAAAGAATGCAGGTGACAATCAAAATGATTGTAATTACCCAATGGGGAAGGTTCGGATGTTTCTTTTGAGGAGTGGAGATCTGAGCTTGTGGTTCTGAAACGATGATCGTTGGAACAGTTTCATCATGGGAAACGGATTTGTCTGCCGCTTCTGCCACCGCTGGCACGTCTTCGGAAACCTGCGTGGAAGCGGTGCTGATGTCTGGCACACTATCGACCAATTTCGCCAAGTCGATTTTAGAGGTAGCAGAATTGGATTCGGGAATTTCATCCACATGAGGAACTGCAGCTTCTTTTGATGGATGAGAGTTCATCCAGAGTGCGGTGATGGTGAGAATAATCAGTGAAAGAACATGAATCGTGCTACCGTTAAGCAGCGGCTCGGAAAGCATAACAGAAGGTCCGATAAAGCAAAGTGCAAAGACAATGGAGAAAACAATGATGCTGGTCAGAAACGAAGAGCGAGAATCGGTGGGCAAAAGTTTGGCTAGGGCGTACATGATCCAGATGGAACACATTAACCCGGTTGAAAATCCGAAACCGTAAGCCACGGCAATATCAGTGGTAACCACACTAAAACCGATAGAAAAAGCGAGGAGGTATACAGAAAAGACGGAGAAACCCAAAAACCAAAGGAGAAGTTTGTGAACGATTTTTTGGCGAGTAGGACGAACTGCATATTCTTTGATTTTTTCTGGGTAGCTCTTCAGATAATATAAAAATCCGACCGGAAATACTGCAAAGACAAATATGATGAGCGAGAAGATAATTTCAAACGGCGTTAACGTCATGCTGATTTCCTCCCTATACAATTTAACCGCTTCGGGCAGCCGAGGCGGTTATTTTTTGTTTTTTTCCTTGTACTGCTCAAAAGCAATTGCATAGACATCTTGATAGCGCGGAATCTCTGTCAGCTCGTGTACCCGCTCTATTGCTTTTGCTTTTCCATCGTCGTTTAGTTTTTTGAAATCTTGAATCATTTCCGCTATACGAGATTGTTCTTTCTCTTCTGAAGCCTGAATCTGAGCGAGAAGATCATTGATTTCTGCCTGATCGGCTTGCGATTCCCACCCCATTAAATATGCTGGGGTGGTCTGCAAAATTTTGGCAAGTTCAGCAAGGCTGTCGACAGGAACTTTTTCGATGTCACCCTTTTCGTATCTGTAAATGGTAGCAGGAGAAACACCAAGCTGATCTGCAACCTTTTCAGCGGAGAACCCTATTTCCTTTCGACGGAGTTTTAGCCTTTCGCCTGTGGTCATAATATCACCCCTTTATTAAGAGAATAGCCTAAACTTTGCGAAAATGCAATACAAAAATGGAAATTTGAAAAAAATCTTTGCAAGAATGCAAGAGATGTATTGACTTTTAGGCGGATGAGTGGTATCTTGATTCCAGAATCTCGCAAAAATGCGAGATTCCGAGGAGGTGAAACAGAATGTCAACTGATATGAACTTATTGCGTGGAAAGCTGAAGGAACGCTGTATGACGCAACAGGAACTCGCAAAGAAAATCGGCGTTGACTCCAGCACTATTTCTCGAAAACTTGCGTCAGATGGTTTGAAGTTTACAGTTGGAGAGGTACATGAAATTGCCGAAGTGCTGGAATTGTCGGCAAGTGAATGCAAGGATATTTTTTTGTTTTGAAACTCGCGTATTTGCGAGTTTCTGGGGCCAACAGCTTGACCCCACCGACCCGAAAAAGAGCGCATGAAAAAGCCCCGGCGGGGAGCCGGGGGAAATGGAGAAATTATGAAGTACGAAGAAATTATGGCGTGCATCCAGGATATCAACGGCCCTTGGAGCAATGCCGCCTGCATGGGCTACTGCCTGATCGCAATGCGCCGGGCGGGGCTGAGGCCTACGGTACAGCGCCGAGTGCTGCGGGTGCTGGAAGGGGTGTTCGACGATGTGAGTGTGGAGAAGGCCGAGAAGACCGGATATGACAATAAGGGGGAGTAAGAAGTGGACCGTTATATGATCGTGATCCCGGCGAAGAACCGGGCATTCAACATGAAGTGTGATGATGGTGACAGCATGAAGCTGGAGACCCTGCAGAAGCTGGTGGGCGGGCCGATCGAGCCGGTGAACAGCGTTCTGAGCGCCGAGTGGGCGCGGGAGAAGGACGTGGACGGCATTCTGCTGCTGGTGAACGAAGAAGGGCTGATGAAGGAGCGTCCCCTGACGAACCAGCGCGCCAGTGAGATGACGGCGGCAGAGCTGGTGGGCCCGGCAGTCGTGGCCGCAAAGCGCGGCGATGAGCTGATTGGCTTTGCAAAGCCTGTGGTGGAGACCATCTGCGCCGAGTGGCTGTGAGCCGGAGAAGAGAAGATGAAGAGACGGAGAGCAGAGCTGACAGGCTGCGGAATGCCTACGCTGGACGTGCGGACGATACCACAGTACGAGCGGCAGAATGTAGCGCAGATCGTTTTTGACGCGGTGCAACGGGAGTTCCAGCGCCCGGAAGTCCGGGAGGATTATGAACGCTGGAAGGAAGAAAGAAGAAAAAGGCCCGCCGGTGCGGGAACACCGACGAGCCAACCAGGGTGATGGTTTTTGACTGCCCATCACCAGAAGTTTAACACAGAGTGGGAGGATTTGCAAATGAAAAAGAAGATCACGGGCAGCGTGCTGAGCGCCGGTGCCATTGTGCTGGGACTGGCTGCCGCAGGCTGCGGCGGGGCCATTGAGAACGCGGCCAACGGCTGGGCAATGCTGGGCTACACGCTGCTGGCCATTGTGCTGGGGTGTGCAGCCCTGGCGCTGGCCGGGCTGGGCCTGGTGGTGGAGCAGCGGAAGGAGCCGCAGAAGATCCACAAGGTGCCGGAGAACACGGTGAAGAAGGCCGTCTGCGGCAGAAAGGCGGGGTAAGGATGAAAATCACGATTGAGAAGAAAGGTCCCCTCATTTCTGTTAATGTGAAAGCCCCGGAAGGTGTACGGCGCTCCGACGTTGCAGAAACCATAAGTATTGCACTGGCAAGCTCTGTGGCTTCGATTATTCCAAGCGATGCGCCTGCTCAGCTCCGTAGGAAGATTGGGTTAAGCCTTGCCGACGAGGTTGCGAACGCTGTAAAGCAAAATTTCCTTGACGTTACCATGGGAACGGCTGGAAAAGCTGCTATTTTTACAGAGAAAGAAGCCGATTTTATTGCCGCACTGAACGGTATGAATGCGGGGAAACAGAAATGACGCTGGAAGAGTACAAGAACATTTTGATTACCGGGACACCGAGTGACCGGGCGCGGGCCGTTGCCGAGGCCGGGAACGACAGGAGCCTGACCGACGAGGAGTTCCACGAGCTGACGGCCATGATCAAGGGCGTTGTGCGGCCCGGGCGGCGGAAGATGACCCCGGACGAGGCAAAGCTCTGGGCCGAGGTGAGCCGGATCAACAACCGGTTGAAGGACGAGATGGTGAACGCGGGCTTTGCCGTGCGTGCCCTGCCCGGCGACCTGCAGGAGGATGCGATCAACGTTCTTTCCCGCACGGTGAGCGGGATGCTGGGCGATCTGACCGCCATGATGGCTGAGACCGGGGAACCCTGATGGATAAGACCCAGTGTGTACATGTGTTTGAGATCACCCGGAGCCGGTGCCTGAGCTGTGGGGGCCGGAACCGGGCGTGCGGGGAATATGAAGAACGGAGAAGTTACCATGAAAACAAAGATGAGCCTTTCGGCGGAGATGGACCTGACCCAGGACAGCGTGGTGCAGCTGACCTGCTGGTGCGGACAGATCGCCTTACATGAGCTGTGGGGGCTGGGCCGCACCCGGCTTGACCGGATCACCAGACGGAAGGAGCTGCTGGGCAGCCAGAGCCTGGCTGTGGTGATGCAGCCAGACAAGAACGGGATGCCCCAGACGGAGAAGGCCCGGCGGATGCGGGCGGAGGCGATCCCCAAGGGCGTGCCGACGGAATTCCGGGTGCCTGCGTTGCGGACACCCCGCACCCGGCGGGAGCAGCAGCTGAAAATGGTGGGCGACCGGGCAGCGACCATGGCCTGGCAGCTGATGGCGCTGGCCTGTGTGCAGGAGTTGGGGTTTGGAGCAGACCGGCTGAACCGGCTGTATGCAGAGATGCGCCACAACTATGAGCAGTTGAATGAGTGGGGAAAGACGGACGGGCTGGACGTGGCCATGGAAAAGCTGCGGCGCTGCGCCTGCGATGCCTTGCAGACTGAGGACATCGTGGTGGAGAACGTGGACGATGAAAAGACAGTGCAGACCCTGAGCCGAAGCTACAAGGAGCAGGAAGCGGAGTTTCTGAAGCGGGCCGTGATGATGGCAGCGGGCCGCAAGGCCTGCCGCCAGAGCCTGAATGTGCTGAACGAAGAGAGTGTTCGGCAGAAATGTGCGGATGCCATGGCAGCGGCTACCGGAAGCAACCTCTCACCGCTGCGGTCTGGCTATGCCAGCGCCTTGCAGAGCTACCCTGATATGGGAGCCAAGGATCAAGGAGGACGATAAGATGCAGAGTGGATGCAGATGGGTATACACCCTGATGGACTGGGACACCGGCGAGATGGTGGCCAAGGGCACCAGTGTGGAGCTGGTGGAGCAGGGATATTTTCCCGATGTGAACAAGCTGGGCAGCGTTTGGAATAATCTGGAAAAATGCAAGAACCCCAGCCAGAAGAACTACCGGTGGAAGATGGAGCGGAAGAGCACCAAGGACGACCGGGTGGAGAGGGCCCGGGCAGAGGGCCTGAGCGCGGACGAGCGGGCCGAGACCCGGATGGTGCGGGTGTACAGCTGCTACGGTGCGGACGGCACCCTGCTGGGCAAGGGCACGGCGGCAGAGCTGAAGGACAAGGGATTGTTTGGCAGCGAGGGCACAGTGCACGAGTGCTACCGCAAGCGGGGCGGCGTGTACAAGCCCGGCGGCGTTACGCGGATGGAGATGGAGCTGTGCCAGAAACGGATCCGGCACCCCATGAAGCTGCCGGATCAGCCGGCAAAGGTGAAGCGCAAGCCCATTGGCGGCGTGATCGACCCCAGCGCCCTGGCCTACGATGTGCACGACCTGATGATCTACAACGAGAAGGCCCGGAAAATTGGAAAGCCGGAACTGACCTACGGATACTGGGCGGAAAAAGGAAAGCCCGCCACGCCTTAAACACCTTGATCTATTATGAAGTGCAACGGATACGATGGACTGACACGTCCACCGTATCCGTTACGTTTCATAATACCTTTATAAAGAAAGAGGGGGAAGAGCCCTCTTTGGGGAGCTAGTATACCCGTTACTTCTGTGACGGTGGGGTCACGGGAAAGAGAATATCAGCAGAAAGTGAAAGCCAGCAGGAGGGCACCGGGATGCGCTGTAACTACATCCGAGAGAAAAAATACCAGTGCGGGGATGACTACATGGCAGTCGGAGTGTTCTCCATCATCCCCCAGGAACACCGGGGCCGGGGCAAGAAGCGGAAGGAATCCAGCGAGGGGCAGAAGGCGAAGAACAAAATGGCTTCCCTGCGCAAGCGCCAGAGAAAGGCGCTGACCAATTTCAGTCCGGCGGGAATGTTCCTGACCGGTACATACGAGGATCCATTTCTGCCGGAGGACATTCTGGCCTGCCGGAGAGACGTGGAGAACTACAAGCGGCGGGTGATGGCGGCCACCTGCAAGCGGTTCGGGGCAAGGCGGGAGGACATCCGCCTGATGCTGGTGGCGGTGCGCAAGGGAGAAGCAGGACGGCTGCACATGCATGGTTTTGCGGAATGCCAGGGCCTGACCGCGGCCCAGCGCCGGGAGTGGCGGGAGATGCTGGAGGATCTGTGGCGGCGGCGTATCCCCGGCTCCAATGAGTTTGAGCCGCTGGGCACCATGAACGTGAATCGGATCGACATGAAAAAGCTGCTGGGCAAGAGTGTGCAGGGCGAATACGGCACGATGGGCTACTTCTACGGCCACAAGGAGCGGCTGTGGGTGGAAACGGCCAACCTGCGCCCGGCCATTGAGCAGGCCCCCAACGATGGCAGATGGAGCCGGAAACAGCTGCGGGCCGCCTGCGGGGAAAAGCAGAACGATGCCAAGTGGTGGGAGCAGCGGTTTCCCGGCTGGAAGATGGAAAAGTGCATCGTGCTGGAGCCCGGCGGGCTGCATGAGAGCCCGAAGCGGGAAGGAACCGGCTGGGAACGGCTGGAACCGCAATGCTATGTGATCCTGCGTCGGCGGGAGGTTGCATACCAGACTGCGGAACCTCGCACCTGACAGATAAAACACCGGTATTTTGCGCGTTATACCCATGCGAAAAGAAGGTGGGGCGGTGACAAAAGAGCAGAAGAAGGCGACCCGGCAGGCTCTGCGCCGATATGGCGAAGGGTCTGTTTGTGCTGCCTGGGCGCAGGTGATCGGGGCGGTGCTGGCCTGGTACGACCGCAATGATCCGGTATGCGCCCAGCTGCTGCGGCTGCGCTACCTGCAAGGTCTGCCCGAGGAAAAGGTGATCGCCCGGCTGTATGTGGGGCGGACGACCTACTACACCAAAGAGCTGGAAGCTCTGAGCACCGTGGCAGTGTGTGCAGCGGATGCAGGGCTGCTGCCCGGCGGGCAAATGTCCGGGGTATTTTGAGCGGGCGAGACGTGATAGGCTATTTGCAAAGGCAGGTGAGAGAGTTGGCGAAGAAGCGGGCGTACTGCAAGAACACGGTGGCCGGGAAGCAGCGGGGAAAGAAATACCCGGCGGCGTTCCGGGCAGAGGTGGTAATGGCCATGCTGGGCTCCAACTCCATCTGCGCTGTGGCGAAACGGTACGGCGTGCCGGAATCGACCATTCGCAGCTGGATGAGCGAGGAGGCAGGCCGCAGTGATGCCTTTGCAAAGGCCCGGCAGGAAGCCGCGCGGGAGATCGCCATCCGGGCAAGCCTGGGGGTACGGGCACAGGTGACCTTTTTGCAGGGCCGGGCCGCTGAGAGCCAACGGGCGGCGCAGATCACGGAGAGGCTGCACCGGCGTTTGGACGAGGACACCCGGGCCCGGGACTTTGCCGTGGGCACCCTGCTGAAGGACGACCCGGAGGAGCTGGCGGATGCCACCGAGACCGGGCTTGTGGTGTATGCCAGCCCGGGCAGCTACGACAGGCAGCTAGATGACACGGAACGCAGGCGGCTGAACGCAGAACTGGAGCGGTACGAGGGCCGGGTGATGAGCGACAAGAACGCGGCCGGTGTGGCCAAGGTGCTGATGGAAGTGGCCGAAAAGGCTGCTGCCATGGCCCCGGCAGAGAGCACCGACAGCGTGAGCGGCCCGCCGATGGTGGAGATCGCGGCAGCCAGCGACGCGGACGGCCAGCAGGAGGTGGAAGTGGATGGCGGCACAGAGGATGCGTGACGGCAGACCGGTGATCTGGTCGCCGCAGCCTGCCCAGGCGCGGTTCATGCAGCGCACCGAGAACGAAGTGCTGTATGGCGGGGCCGCAGGCGGTGGAAAGAGCGACGCGCTGGTGATCGAGGCCCTGCGGCAGGTGGAGATCCCACACTACCGGGGGCTCATCATCCGAAAGACGTTTCCCCAGCTGCGGGAGCTCATTGACAAGACCATGCGGTATTACAAGCCGGTTTTCCCAAAAGCCCGGTACAACAGCAGCACCCACTGCTGGACCTTCCCCAGCGGGGCAAAGATCTATTTTGGCAGCCTGAACCACGCCCAGGACAAGTACAACTACCAGGGCCAGGCCTACGACTTTATCGGCTTTGACGAGCTGACCCATTTCACCTGGGAAGAGTACAGCTACCTGCTGAGCCGAAACCGACCCAACGGCCCCGATACCCGGGTCTACACCCGGGCCACGGCCAACCCCGGCGGCATCGGCCACGGATGGGTGAAGGCAAGGTTCGTCAGCCCGGCCCCGCCCGGCACCCGGATGGTGCAGATGGTAAAGGCCAGGGCTCCGGACGGACGGGAGATCGTGCAGCGGCGGACCCGCATCTTTATTCCCAGCACCGTGTTTGACAACGCGGCCCTGCTGGAAAATGACCCGGGCTACCTGGGCACGCTGGCTGCATTGCCGGAAGCGGAGAAGAAAGCCCTGCTCTACGGCGACTGGGACAGCTTTACCGGGCAGGTGTTCACCGAGTGGAAGAACGACCCGGCCCACTACGACGACCAGCGGTGGACACATGTGATCCGCCCGTTCCGCATCCCGGGACACTGGAAGATCTGGCGGGGGTACGATTTCGGCTACTCGAAGCCCTTTTCCGTGGGGTGGTATGCGGCGGACGAAGAGGGCAGGCTCTACCGCATCCGGGAGCTGTACGGCTGCACCGGGACCCCAAACGAGGGCATCAAGGCTGACCCTGTGAAGCAGGCGAGGATGATCCGGGAAGCAGAAGAGAACGACCCCATGCTCCGGGGCCGCACCATTCTGGGCGTGGCCGACCCGGCCATCTTCAACGAGAGCCAGGGCGAGAGCATTGCTGCCATGCAGGAAAAGAGCCCGAACTTTCTGCACTGGGCTCCCGGCGACCACACCCGGCTGGCGGGCAAGATGCAGTTCCACTACCGGCTGGCGTTCCAGGCGGACGGGCGGCCCATGCTGCAGGTGTTCAACACCTGCAAGCACTTTATCCGCACCATCCCGAACCTGGTATACAGCGAGAGCAACGTGGAGGACATTGACACCGACCAGGAGGATCACATCTACGACGAGTGCCGGTATGTGCTGATGGAGAATCCCCTCAGCCCGCCCCGGACAGAGCCGGTGCAGCCCATGCCGGATGACCCGCTGGAGCTGGGGAAGAAAGCGAGGTTTTTTAGAGTATGACCGACGTGATCGGAACAGAGCAGGTGGCGAAGGCCACGGCGCTGTTACAGAGATACAAGACCGGCAAGGCGGCGCTGGACAAGCGGATCGTGGATAACGAGCTGTGGTTCCGGATGCAGCACTGGGCCAACTACAAAAACGAGATGATGGAGGGCAAGCCCAAACCTTCCAGTGGGTGGCTGTTCAACAGCATTGCCAACAAGCACGCGGATGCCATGGACAACTACCCGGAACCCAACGTGCTGCCCCGGGCAGCGGACGACGAGCAGACCGCCAAGGTGCTTTCCAAGATCCTGCCGGTGCTGCTGGAACAGGCAGAATACGAGCAGGTGTACAGCGACACCTGGTGGCGCAAGCTCAAGCAGGGCACCGGCGTGAAGGGCATCTTCTGGGACCCGGGGTTACGGAACGGCGTGGGAGACATCTCCATCAAGAGCATGGATCTGCTGATGATGTACTGGGAGCCCGGCGTGATGGACATCCAGGACAGCCCCCACCTGTTCAGCCTGGCGGTGGCCGACAACGAACAGCTGAAGGCCCAGTACCCCCAGCTGGAAGGCCACACCGGCAGCACGCTGGAAGTGGCAAAGTACATCCACGACCAGAGCATTGACACCTCGGACAAGAGCGTGGTGGTGGACTGGTACTACAAAAAGGCCCGGGAGAACGGCCCGCCTCTGCTGCACTACTGCAAGTTCTGCAACGGCGTGGTGCTCTACGCCAGCGAGAACGACCCGGCCCTTGCTGACCGGGGATTCTACGACCACGGCAAGTACCCCTTTGTGTTCGATACCCTGTTCGTGGAAGAGGACAGCCCGGCGGGCTTTGGGTACATCGACGTGATGAAGGACACCCAGACCGCCATTGACGAGATGAACGCAGCCATGGACGAGAACGTGAAGCTTTCGGCCAAGGCGCGGTACATCATCCAGGACGGTGCGGGCATCAACGAGAAGGAGCTGGCCGATTTTGGCAAGGACATCGTCCACGCGGCAGGGCGGGTGACGGACGAGACCCTGCGGCCCTTACAGACAGCGGGGCTGGCGGGCAACCTGATCACCTACCGGGACGCTAGAGTGGCGGAGCTGAAGGAGATCAGCGGAAACAGGGATGTTTCCCAGGGCGGCACCACCAGCGGCCTGACTGCGGCTTCTGCCATTGCGGCGCTGCAGGAGGCTGGCTCGAAGCTCTCCCGGGACATGCTGAAAAGCGCTTACCGGGCCTTTGCAAAGGAGTGCTATTTCATCATCGACCTGATGCGGCAGTTCTACGACGAGAGCCGGGTCTACCGCATTACCGGCGACAGCGGCCAGCCGGAGTATATAAGGTTCTCCGGGGCAATGCTGCAGCCCCAGCCGGTTGGCATGATCGGCGGGGTGGAGCTGGGCAGCCACGAGCCGGTGTTCGACATCACGGTATCGGCTGCCAAGAAGAGCACCTTCAGCCGCCTTTCCCAGAACGAGACGGCAAAGGAGTGCTACCAGATGGGGCTGTTTGCCCCGGCCAACGCTGACGCGGCGCTGGCGGTGCTGGACATGATGGACTTTGAGGGCATCGAAAAGGTGCGGGAACGGGTGCAGCAGAACGGTACCCTGTACACCCAGCTGCAGCAGGCCATGGAGCAGCTGCAGAAGCTGAGCGCCATCATTGACCAGCAGAACGGCACCAACATGAGTGCCATGGCCGGGGCTGCTGCACAGGCGGCCGGAACCACGGGCGGCGGCAGCGGCGGACAGACCACCGCAAAGACGGCGACCAACGGCCTGGGGGCTGTGGTGGGCGGCGGAGGCAACAGCCTGGCCACCCAGGCGGCAAAGCGGGCCATGAACGTGAATAATCCGAATAAATGACCCTATCAGCGCGCAATGCACCTGCGGTGCAGTTGCTTGCAGCTCCCCCGAAGAGCAACGGCGACGACCGCCGCCAGTGGCGGATTGAGGGAGGAGCTGTTGGGGCCGCGGCCAGCAAGACACAAGCACAATACTTTGTGCGAAGTGGATGCTGGGAGCCGCAACCCGGTAGCCCTGTTTAGAGGAAATTTTGGAAGGAGCGATAGAATGATCCAGATCACTTACAACGAGATGGGAGACATGATGTTCCTGCGGGCCGAGGGGCACGCGGAGTTTGCACCCAAGGGGCAGGACATTGTATGTGCTGCCGTGAGCGCGCTGATGCAGACGCTGGCCTACAGTCTGGACAGCGGGACCGTGACCTGTGCCGATGACCGGAACCTGATGGTGGTACAGGCAAAGCAGGGCACTGACAGCCTGGCAAAATTTGAACTGGTGACGGACGGTCTGATCCTGCTGGCGGATGCCTACCCGGAGCATGTGCGGTACATCAACCTGCACGCAGACAAGGCAGATGCCATTGATCTGCAGATGTTTGCAGACGGTGGTGCTGCGGGCGGGGACGGAACCTCTCAGTCCGCTGGTGCGGACAGCTCTCCCAACGGGAGAGCCAACGCATCTGCAGGGGCAGGGGCAGCGAACGGGGAAGGCAATGCCATTGAGCTGCCCGCCCTGCGGCCGGCAGAAGAGCGGCTGGCCCGGCGGAGCGGGGTGCTGAAGCGGAGCAGCCGGGAAGAGGACGGCAATCAGAAGAACGCGCCCTCTCAGCCGCCTGACGGCGACAGCTCTCCCGAGGGGAGAGCCGACACATCTGCCGAGGAAGGTGCTGCTGACCAGGAAGCTGAGGGCAAGGACGGCGAGGAAAAGGGCAAGACCAAGAGCCCGGAGGAGCGGCGGAAGGCCTTTGGTGAGCTGCTGCGCGGAGAGTATGCCGACCTGACCGAGGAGCTGATGCAGAACGCCGTGACCGAAGCGACCCGGCGGCTGGAAGCAAGCCCGGCCATGAAGGGTCTGATGCAGGCGCTGCAGGAAAAGTACGGCACGGATGCCAGCGACCTGGTGGCCCTGACCGAGGCTGTGCGGAACGGCGCGGTGAAGGACGATGCCTACTACGAGAAGCTGGCCATGGAGAAGGGCGTTTCCACCAGGACGGCCCGGGAGCTGGACAAGCTGGAAAGCCAGAACAAGCACTTGACCGAACAGCAGCAGATGATCCAGCAGATGGAACGCCAGCGTGCCCAGCAGGCCTGCATTGCCGAGCTGCAGGCTGGATGGGACCGGGAAGCGGAGCAGCTGAAAGCCCAGTATCCCGACTTCAACATGGCTGAGGTGCTGGCGAACCCGGAGGTGGAGAAGATGATGCGGTCGGGCGTTTCTATGACGAACGCCTACCGCAGCGCCTACTTTGACCATATCCTGAAACAGCAGCAGGCCGCCACGGCCCGGCAGGTGGAGCAGGGCGTGGTGAACCGGATGCAGCAGCGCAACGCCCGGCCCGGCGAGAATGGCACCCGCCCCGGCGGCGCGGTGCAGACAAAGATCGACGTATCCCACATGAGCCGCAAGGAAATGGAAGAGATGGAGAAGCGGGTCATGCGGGGTGAAGTGATTACGTTGTAACCCTCTCAGCGCGCAATGCGTCTGACGACGCAGTTGCTTGCAGCTCCCCCGAAAGGGGAGCTCTGCTTAGAGGAAATATAAATTAACAGGAGGAACGACCATGAAAGACAAGACCATGAAGCTGGATCTGCAGATGTTTGCAACGGCCAGCACCCAGAACCAGAATACCACCGGCGCATCCGGCATGAGTGCCGAGATGAAAACCTTTTACGAGAAGCGCCTGATCGACCAGGCAGAGCCTGCCCTGGTGCATGACCAGTTCGGCGACCCGTATCCCATTCCGGCCAACGGCGGCAAGAACATCGAGTTCCGCAAGTATGACAGCCTGCCCAAGGCCACCACTCCGCTGACCGAGGGTGTGACCCCGGACGGCCAGACCATGAACGTTTCCACCGTTACCGCTGAAGTCAAGCAGTACGGCGGCTGGGTGCCCATTACCGACACGCTGCAGCTGACCGCCATTGACAACAACATCCTGCAGGCAACCAAAATCATTGCCAGCCAGGCGGGCCGCACCCTGGACACCATCGTGCGTGATGTGCTGGCGGGCGGCACCAATGTGCTCTATGCGCCCAAGATCGGCGAAGGCGGCGCGGAGACCGCTGTGACCAGCCGCGCCACCCTGGACGCGACCTGCCAGCTGACCAGCGACCTGATCGCCCGTGCGGCCACCCAGCTGAAGGCCATGAACGCTGACCCCATCGGCACCAGCTTTGTGGGCATCATCCACCCTTATGTGGCCTATGACCTGCGCCGCGACCCGGACTGGATCGATGTGCACAAGTACGCCCAGCCGGACGAGATCTACAACGGCGAGATCGGCACGCTGCACGGTGTGCGCTTTGTGGAGACCAGCGAGGCAAAGATCTGGAAGGGCACCGGCTGCCCGACGGGTCTGGCAGTGTTCAGCACCCTGATCCTGGGTGCCCACGCCTACGGTTCCACCGAGATCGAGGGCGGCGGCCTGGAGCACATCGTGAAGCAGCTGGGCTATGGTGACGACCCCCTGAACCAGCGTGCGTCTGTGGGCTGGAAGGCACACAAGACCGCTGAGCGCCTGGTGGAGCAGTACATGGTGCGCATTGAGAGCTGCAGCGCACGGTACAGCGCAACGGCTGAGGCAAACTAACCCTCTCACCACTCAATCCGCCTATGGCGGCATGTCGTGGAGCTCCCCCGAAGGGCAACGGCGACGACCGCCACCAGTGGTGGATTGAGGGAGGAGCTGTTGGGGCCGCGGCCAGCAAGACACAAGCACAATACTTTGTGCGAAGTGGATGCTGGGAGCCGCAACCCGATAGCCCTGCTTAGAGGAAATAGAAAGGAGCCGATAAAATGGCAGAAGCAAAGAAAAAGACTGAGACGATCCGGCTGTTTTCGGACGGCGGGAAGTACAAGGGGGACCTGTTCGTGAGCGTGAACGGTGTGAACTACCAGTTGCAGCGCGGCAAGAACATTGAGGTGCCCCCGGAGGTGGCGGAGGTCATCCGCCACAGCCAGGAACAGGACGACCAGACCGCTGCCCGCATGGAAGAGCTGGCGAATAAGTCGTAATTTTAACCCTCTCAGTGCGCAGTCCGGCATGGCCGGAGCTGCTTACAGCTCCCCCGAAGGGGGAGCCCTGCTTAGATGTATCCCCCCGGCCCGGCGGCACACGCTGTGCCGGGGGTTATTTGTTTATGGCGGCGGACAGGACTAAACCCCACCGTCATCCCTACGGGATGCCACCGCCCCTAGTAGGGGCGGCCTTGGCAAAGAGGAAAAGCTTTAAGCCATGCCAAGGGCCCCACTACTAGGGGGGCTGGCACGCAAAGCGTGACTGGGGGGTTATGTTACCTGAGGATAGAAGGATTTTAGACAGGAGGTTGAAATATGACAGTAGGAAAAGCAATCGAAACCGCTGACAAGCTGCGGCCCAACAACGGGTTTGACCGCGAGCTGAAGATCTTATGGCTGCGGCAGGCGGATGCGGGGCTGAGAAAGAGCGTGGTGGACAAGAGCGACACCACCGATTTTGATGCCGTGGGTGCGGATATCTTATACGACCGGGAGCAGGAACTTTTGCGGCAGGACGCGGAGCTGCTGCTGCCGGAGCCCTACGACAGCTACTATACCCACTATCTGGCGGCCCAGATGGACGCGGCCCTGGGCGAGACCGACCGCTATGCCAACGAGATGCAGCTGGCCAACGAGAACCAGCAGGAGTTTGCAGCCTGGTGCAGGCACACCTACCTGCCCAGGATGGCCACGAAGTGGAGGTACTGAGATGGCACTGCCGAGTTTATACAGCATCTCGACGGGGAAGAGCATCCAGACGGCCTTTGGCGGCCTGAACGAAAGCTATGCATGCGCCGAGGCGGAGTTTACCGAGATGAAGAACTTTTCCAGCCGGGGATACCCCGCACTGCAGACCCGGACACCCCGGCGCACCATGCGGGCTATGGGCCGCTGCAACGGGATGTACCACCTGAACGGCCTGCTGCTGTGCGAGGGTACCACCCTGCGCTACACCGAGGACAGCGAGGACGACGTGGCCACCGCG